TATTTTAACCGGAAATCCGAGTAAAACATTTTTTAAAGTAACTTATTCTAAATATAGTAACTTTGGACTTCAAAAATTTCGTATAGATTATGATGGACAGAGGGATTTAAGATTAACCGAGCCATCTACCTTTCATTTTAAAATACCTAAATATGCCGAGTTATTAATGGATACTTATTTGGTAGTAACATTACCTGATATATGGAGTCCATTATTTCCTCCAGTAATTGATACAAATAAACGTTGGACATCCTATGATTTTAAATGGATACAAAAATTGGGAACAACCATGATAAAAGAAATCGTAATTACGTGTGGTTCTCTTACATTACAAAAATATACAGGTGAATATTTAGCAGCGATGGTAGAACGTGATTTTACTGCCGAAAAGAAAGAATTATTTTATAAAATGACTGGAAATACCGCGGAATTAAATGACCCATCCAATGCAAATGGAAGAGCAAATACATATCCTTGTGCTTTTTATACACCAAATACAAATGGTGCGGAACCATCCGTTCGTGGAAGAAATTTATATATACCAATTAATACGTGGTTCACGTTAGATAGTCGCTGTGCATTTCCGTTGATATGTTTACAATATAATCAATTGGAAATTAGTGTAACTATGCGACCTATACAAGAATTATTTCAAGTAAGAGATGTTTTCGATTTCGGAAATTTATATCCTTATGTACAACCAGACTTTAATAAACAACAATTTCAAATGTATCGATTTTTACAAACACCTCCTTCGGTGAATTTGAATACAGCTGATTACACGAATAAAATATCGAGTTGGAATGCGGATATACATTTATTATCAACCTACTGTTTTTTATCAAAAGAAGAAGCCGAATTATTTGCAATGCAAGATCAAGTATATCTAGTAAAAGATGTGTTTCAGTATAATTTTGAAAATGTAACGGGTAGTAAAAGAGTCAAACTAAACTCGAATGGTATGGTTTCAAACTGGATGTTTTATTTACAGCGTAATGATGTGAATATGCGTAATGAGTGGAGTAATTATACTAATTGGCCTTATAATGCGATACCCGGCGATTTACAATTTGCTGAAGCAACACCTATCGAGGGAACAGATTATACCTATGGTCCCGGTATTGATGAATTAGATGGTAGAAATACGGGTATTTATATTACGGGTGATTATAATGTATTGAACCAGAAAGAAATTCTAGAAGGTATGGGAATTTTATTAAATGGTGAATATCGCGAAAATATGATGACCCGAGGAATTTATGATTATATTGAAAAGTATGTTCGCACCAATGGTTTCGCGCCTGAGGGTTTATATTGTTATAATTTCGCATTACATTCGAGTCCTTTTGAATATCAACCATCAGGAGCTATCAATATGAGTAAATTCAAAACCATAGAACTCGAAATAAATACATATACACCTCCTATTGACCCAGTAAATTCTAGTTTTGATGTAATATGTGATGCTGATGGAAATGCAATCGGTATTAATAAATCAAATTGGCGATTATTTGAATATAATTATAACCTGACATTATTTGAAGAAAGGTATAATATATTATCATTTATTGGAGGTAATTGTGGTATGTTATATTCGAGATAATTTTATAGCATATTATATTATACAATATAGAATATAATATAATAATGAATAATGATGAAAATACTAATAAAACTACATGGATAAAAAAGAAAAAGAATGTATTTAGTGATTCATCTAATAATATTGATGAAAATTTTCAAATAATGAATATGAAACAAAGAGTTATGAATGCATTTAAAAAGAAAAAAGCGAGAGCTCTTCATCAAGAAAATTATAAAAATATTGAATTATTACAGAATATATATGATATTTCAGGCAATGAACCATCGACAATGAATGATAATTCATCCAATGATTTATCAAATGCTAGTGTTTCAAAAGAACCATCAGTTATAGAAAATTTCAAAGATAGTGACCACGATGGTATAGATAAGCCGGATCCGAAAAGAAAAAAAGGCAAACTAGGTAACCCATTATTGAATTTTTTTGATGACATTTATAAACGAATTGACCGCTTTAATTATAATAAAGCAAAATTTATAGCAAAGGTATTATCAAATAAAACAAATACTGAAAAAGATATATTATTAATAAAATATTATATTGCTTTATTTGAAACGATCGGGGTTAGTTATTTTTCTGCGTATAATTGGTTTTATTTTATGTTTTATAGTGAAGACAATAAAGATAGCGTAGAAAAACAAACCGGTGGAGGTTTCCCAAGTTTGGGAAGTATGGGAAAATCAGGAGGTCTTGATATGACAAAACTGGGAAGTATGGGAGATTTGAAAGGCGCTATGGGAAAATCAGGAGGTCTTGATATGACAAAACTGGGAAGTATTGGAGATTTGAAAGGCGCTATGGGAAAATCAGGAGGTCTTGATATGACAAAACTGGGAAGTATGGGAGATTTGAAAGATGCGCAAGGCTTGGCAAGTTCGATAGGAAGTATGGGTGATGAAAACGGTGAAACTGATAATTCGAATGAACCTAAAAAAGACGGTATAACAAATTATTTTACGAATATGTTTAAATCAATATCATCCAAAATCAAATCGGGTAGACCGGAACAAACAAGATATAGTGAAGGTAGACTAGTCGAGCTAAGTATAACCTACGTAATATTAGACTTATTTTTATTCGTAGGTCAATATTTTATAAAATACACCGAATTCTTTCAATATTTTATGATATCTATTTTACCAGGGTTATGGTCAATGTTTAATCGTAAAACTACATTTATTTTATTATTTTTGTGTTTTATTTATTTAATATTTATTTATTCTCGAACACTTCATAAAGCAGTGATTGATGCTTGTAATATGAATTTTAAAAACGAAAATGTTATAATTTTGTTCTTGATACTAGTATTATGTTATATGCCATCCTATTGGTTTCCTTCAAAAGATAATTCACCAGCCGAACTAGAAAAAGCATCTCAAACAATGAATCTTGTAATGCAATCTTTATATATAATGGTTCCTTTTTTAATTTTTAGATGTTTCAGAGCCTTTTTTATATTATATTTAACTATACCATTTGGCGTTTCTATTTTATTATTATATTTTGTATATTATTCAATATTCGGTATATTTGGTCATAAATGGTTTAATCCGTTTAAAACATATGAAGCTTTTAAAGAAATATATATTTTTATCAAAAAAGGTGAAACCCATCCAGAAACAAAACCTGGAGCAAATCTAAGTTTTATGCAAAAATTTATGGTTGTTTTTAATAATTTTTGTGAATCGCTTCATCGTTATATTTTGTATATCGCGTATATTATAATGTTATTAGTTGCAATGGTAGATTATTATAATAAGATTGACTCCGTCAAATTAAAAACCAATATGTTAATTGTTTCATTTACCTTAATTTTAAGTTTTGCTTCTTTATGCGTTGCTGGGTTTATGTCACACGGATTAAGCGAAGCGGATGATATAAGTGGAACTGTCAATGAAGAAGTGAAAAACGTTATTGATCCGACCGTAGAAAATAAAGGTATGTTTAGTAATGTAACGAGCAAATTAACTAGTATGTTCAGTGGTTTTACCAATAAAAATAACACTACAGATACTAATACATCACCACCCAGCTAAAGAAAACGACCATAATATCAATAATGCTCAAACAATGGTTAGTTAAAATATAAATAATATTATCGTATTTAAATATATAAAAACATTTATATATTTAATATAAATGCCACCGAAAGGAAAAGAAAAGAAGTACTATCCATTTGTCAGTGTATGCACCCCTACATTCAATCGTCGCCCCTTTATCGAAAATATGTTTGCTTGTTTTCGTAATCAAAATTATCCCAAAGACCGTATTGAATGGATTATTGTCGATGATGGTACCGATAAGATTAACGATTTAATATCCAAATCCAAAATTCCACAAATCAAATACTTCCCTTTACCTGAAAAACTTACTTTAGGAGCAAAACGTAATTTTATGCATAAACAAACCAAAGGTAGTATTATCGTCTATATGGATGATGATGACTATTATCCTCCTGATAGAATTTCACACGCCGTCGAAAAATTACAGGGTGACCCTAATGCCTTATGTGCCGGTGCGAGTGAAATCTATATTTATTTCAAAACATTAAATCGTATGGTACAATGTGGTCCCTATGGCCCCAATCACGCCACTGCTGGTACATTCGCATTTAAAGCCGAACTTTTAAAGCAAACCCAATATGAAGAACACGCTGCATTAGCCGAAGAAAGAGCTTTTTTAAAAGATTATACCATTCCTTTTGTACAATTAGACCCTTTAAAAACCATTTTGGTATTTTCACACGAGCATAATACATTCGATAAAAGAAAAATGTTAGAAAATCCACATCCCGATTATTTGAAAGATTCTACCAAAACGGTCGATACATTCATCAAATTCAGCCACGAAGCAAACATCAAGGACTTTTTTATGAATAAAATAGATGGGTTATTAGCCAAATATGAACCAGGATTACCTAAAATGAAACCAGATGTATTGGCACAAATCAAGGTTATTGAAGCCGAACGAGATGCAATGATTAAGAAAATTCAACAAGAACAGTCAGCAAATGGTCCAATCATTTTACAAAGACCTGGTCAAGAACCAGTACAATTAACATCTCAAGATGCCGTAAATATTATGCAACAACAACAAAAACACATCGTCGATTTAACTGAAAAAATAAAAGAATTAGAAAAAACAGTCGTGAAATTACAATTACAACTCATTACCAATGTGAAAAAAGAAGGAAATTCTACTGTGATAGAAAAACCTTTTGAACACGATGTGAAAACTGCTCCAGTTGTCACGATAGAAGGTGATTAAACATCCTTAAAAATTATATAACCTTGCAAATGTTATATAATTACTATTCTATATCATCTTCATCCCCTTCATCTACGACATCCTTCTTGACATTTTTATCTAAATATCGATACATTCGTTTTATATCCAATTTTGATATATCATTGTTCTCAAAAATCTTTTCTACATCATTCATCTTTTCGATTTGATTCATAAAATCTTTTCCATAATGGATTCGTAATTCTTGGAAAAAGGATACTAAATCCCTTTTTTCCATATCTAACTGCTGACATAAATTATAAATAAATAAAATATTATTATATTCGGTGGAATATTTCGTGAGAACTTTCGTAAATCTCACTTCACTTGGTTTAAACATATTTCGGTTTTCCGGGAAATGGTCGTGGTATAGTTTATTATTATAAAACGTCTTCATCAATGAACTCATCTCATTGAATAACCATATCTGATTTTGAAATGTAATACGGTCGATATAATCCGCATAACAAATATTATCTAATATTTTCAAATAAAAGGGGTAGGATTTTTCGCTAGGTTTTCCAGATAAGACATCGACAATATTTTCGTGCCATAATAAGGCAACGATGGTTCTATCCGTATCATTCATATATTTATTATGGTTCTCCATTTTCGTCGGATTATTCAATAACATTTGAGTTATCTTTTTCGAATCTTCATTAAAAGACTTTATATGAAATATATCCTGGATAGTTTCGTTATTAATTAATTCGGGTTTTTTCGTGTATATTTCATTTAAAAATAATATCTTACGTAAATCACCCTGTATATAATTGACTAATTCATTTTGTAATTCTTTTTTATATAATTTTATATTGGGCATCATTGTTAACATTAATTTATTCATTTGTACGGGGGTCGGCGTTTTTAATTCAAATATATTACAT